AACAAAGGAAGTGTAACAATGACAAACCAGATGAAACAGCAAATCGTCAATAACGCAATACACCTTGCACTCAATGAGTATGAGAATCAGAACAGCGGTATGCGCAAGGTAGGGCGGTTAAGAACGTGTCAGGCAACAGTATATGAGAATGACCGTTATATTGTTCTCATATCATACACAACTACCGTTGCATTTATCGATAAGCAAGAGCACGCAGCCTATGACATACTTCGCCTGATTTACCGCTATACAAGTACGTCTGCGCAGCACATAGCAAAGTTTTTTAACGACTATGCGTGTGGCTGTACCCGCTACACATACTATGACATATAAAGGGGGTGCAACAATGGGCATTAAATTAACGCCGGAAATGCACGACTATTATGCGCAGCAGCTCGAATACGCGCGTAGTCGCATGGAACAAATGAAGGTCGCATATAACGAATGGAATAACGCGGCCTATATGGAAGATAGCCCCGATTTGGTAATCACATATGCGGCACGTGCTGGGCTTGCACATCACGAGTTTCTGTTCTGGACGTCCGTGGTTGCGTCTCTCAAGTGCAAACTGAGAATAGTATAATGTTGGCTCATGCCGTCGAGCCTATTGACGGCATGTACAAGCATTATAGAATGGAGAGAACGAAATGCGTAAATACACTGTATACAAGCACCCGAACATGGGATATTGCGCCACGCTGCACATCGTTGGTCAAGGCTTTAGTCAGCAAGTTTCAAAATGGTATGTCAGCCTGTCTAATCTCAACCGATATTGGGGTAAGCGCAACGGGATATATTTTGACACACGACTGATGACAGTGTCGGCGGTATGTGCGAAAACCAATTAAGGCAGGTGAAAACAAATGTATGCAATCGGTATAAAGAACGGTGCAATCCGTTGCGGCAGTGACGGCATGGTCAAGCTTAACAGCACATCGCAGCGCAAAATCATGGAGCAGACCGAACAGCTCCGCCGCACTAATGACGCGGTTTACATCGTCAACGACTTCACTCAGCGGATGTGCGAAATGCCGCACGATAAACTTGTACAGTATATAGCAAAGGCGGGGCATAAGATAAAATGACACGAAAACAGCTATATGCGCTCTGCACTCAAATCGCTCACAAGACGAAACCATTCGAGTATAGCAGCACACGCAAGCAAGCCTCTTTGCACGAAGCCGAATATCGCAGCCGCACGTTGTCTGTTCTTCTCATAGAGCACCGCATGACCGCTTGTGTCTACAGGGGTGTGTGTTACATATTTTCGCTTGACAGCGACAGTTGTGTCAACGTCCAAGGAAACATCATTTCCAAGTTCGCAAGTGACAAGGGCGCCAAAACCAAAGTCCGTTTATACCCCAACCCGGCGCGGCTGCTGTTCACCGACGAACAGGGCGAGTTAAAGGGCGAGTATTATTGCCTATCATCGCAGGACTGTGACTACGCTGACGTAATCCCAATTCCATATCGGAGGTTGAAATGGCTAAGGAACAGGGCTTAACGCCGTCTAAGCGCCGGGAGTTCGTGCTGTCGACTCTCGCGAACCTCAAGAACGACATTAAACAACGTATTGCCGATTGCCTTGGTACAACAGACATAAAAGACCCAATGGACGTAGCAAGCACATTGGTTTATCTTGAATTGATGGACAGTATTCTCGACCATATCGGATTTATGGAGGATTTTTATGCCAACAAATAAAGAACGCCAAAAATTTCGTTCATTCGCGTACCGTCAGCTCGTAGAGAACTTTGAAACCCTCGAACGCGCTTTCAAAGCAGCAGTCCCGGACAACGCGACCGAGAAATGGCAGCGTGAAATTCTGGTGACAATCTACTCCGACCTCGCGGCACTCTGTCGAATACGCTACTGCCTTGCACGTTTCTTCTCCCGCTTCTGAGTTCCAGCCTATACTGTTTCACGTGAAACAGTATACACGGGCACTCAGCCCGACGTGTCACCCGAACAAAATAATATGAAAAGGAGTTTAACTGACATGAGAGAATCCAAAATCACCAGAACCATCACCACCACCAATGCGACTATCCTTTGCCTTGACGTAGAAGCAGGCGAACCGATGAACCGCACGTTCCAGCTTCCGGGCGAGTACAAAAAGGAGCGTGACATTATCAAGGCTGCTGAGAAGGTTCACGACGAGCCGAATGTTAAGCTGGTTCACGTCGTGGACACTGAGGTTACTCAGAAGCTTTACGGCATGCCTGAGAGCCTGTTCCTCAAGTACGCCGAGGAAGTCACCCGCAAGACCGCAGAACCCGCAACCGAGAACGAAGCTTAATTAAAAGGGAGGACAAACAATGGAAGGCTACACTGTATCAATCCGCGAAACCAGCAAGCAGCTCAGCGCAAAAGAGAGAATCAAGGTCAAGGACACCACTCAGGCAGTCAGCCTTGACGATGTGACGCAGCAGGGCGAGTTCATCCTGTACCCCGACGCTTACGTTATCCTTGACGTTCACAACGAAAAGGCCAAAGAGGGCAACAGCAAAGACTACGTTAAGTACATCGTTATCGACAAGGCGGGCACCACGTACACCACGGGCAGTGAGAGCTTCTTTACCTCTCTCAAGTCCATCATGGAGGAGATGGAAGCCGAAGCCCCTGACGAGGAGTATTCCATCACGGTTTACCGTCGCGAGAGCAAGAACCACAAGGGCAAGACCTTTATCACCTGTGGCATAAGCGACTAAACACATTTCAATCTGCACGCACGCGCGGGAGCGCACCGCTCCCGCGCAAACTTTATAAGGGTGGTGTATTCTGATGAGGAAGAAACGCAGACAAACCAAGCGTAAACTCACAGCTAACCAGCAAGAATGGGAATACCAAATAAAGAACCTCAAGCGCAGAATCAAAGCTTTGGAGAAGTACGCTTACGTTGACTTCGATATACCAGAGCGGCCCGAACGTGTGACCAAAAAAGACATAGCAAGAATCAAAGGCATCCGCAGAAAACAACTGCTGCAATACGCATACGACGTTGACGTTCTAACCGGGGAAATGCTGCCGCCCGAATTACCAAAGCCGAAGCGCCGGGGGCGGAAAGCTGCAAGCGAGGAGCTTGAGCCGCTGCCTTATCCATCGTCAACTGAGCCTGTCGCTATTGAAGATAAGGTCCTAAGCGAAATGGAGTTTCTAATCGACACATACACAGGCAACCAACGTAACCCGTCGTTAACTGAGCATACGCGAAGCGTATTCCGTGCCGAATTGCGTAGCAGAGCGGCAGAGATAGGGCGTACAGCACTGTCACAGATTCTTGAGGCGGAAGTTACCCGCGAGAGTCTTGTTAAACAGGCTCTTGATGAATCAAGTGGCATGCGAGTAAAGGGTCTTAACGTTTTGTTCCTGGAAATGCTGTATGGCAGGAGACTCACGACCTCAGAATCACGTGCCGCAGGGGTGTTCCTTGAGAGTTTTGAGGACTTCTCACTGCCGCAATGAAAACTCGCAAGTACCGGACATTCGTAGCGGATTTTGAGACAACAGTATACAGTGGGCAGGAGAGGACAGAGGTTTGGGCTGCTGCAATCGTCGAATTATTCAGCGAAGATGTACAAGTGTTTCACAGTATCAACGAGCTCTACCAGTACATGCTTTCGCTCAAAGACAACCTGATAGTATACTTTCACAACCTCAAGTTTGATGGAACATTCTGGATGTCATATCTATTGACAGATTTAGAATACCCACAAGCTTCAAGGCAGCTCGGCGAGTCCAAGTACAAGTGGCTCCCCGAAAAGTACATGAACAACAAGACATTCAAGTACGCAATTTCAGACCGTGGGCAGTGGTATTCTATCACCATAAAAGAGAACAACCGCATGATAGAACTGCGTGACTCCTTGAAGCTGCTACCATTCAGCGTTAAGAAGATAGGAAAATCGTTTGGCACTAAGCATAAGAAGCTCGACATGGAATACACCGGATTCCGGTACGCGGGTTGCGCCATTACAGACGAGGAAAAGGAGTACATTAAGAACGACGTTCTGGTTGTCAAGGAAGCGCTTGAAATTATGTACCAAGAGGGACACACCAAGCTAACGATTGGTTCGTGCTGTTTAGCTGAGTACAAAAAGTCAATGTCACGTGAGACCTATGCGTGGAACTTCCCGAACCTATACGACGTACCTATCAACGAAGCTGAATACGGTTCCCCGAACGCCGGTGCGTGGGTGAGAAAATCATACCGGGGCGGCTGGTGCTATCTGGTTCCCGGAAAGTCCAACAAACGACTACACAACGGCTGTACAGCGGACGTAAACAGTCTCTATCCCTCGATGATGTCAAGTGAATCTGGTAACAGATACCCTGTAGGCTTACCGCACTTTTGGCAAGGCAACTACATTCCAGAAGAAGCGACAGCAGAGAACCGTTATTACTTTGTTCGCTTACGAACACAGTTCCGTCTCAAAAAAGGAAAGCTTCCGTTCATACAAATAAAGAACAGTCTACGTTATCGGGAAACCGAAGCACTTATTACGTCTGATTTATTCTATAACGGGGAATATCACAGTACATACACGGACTATGATGGAGTAGTAAAACCAGTAACGGTAACGCTCACTCTAACCATGACAGACTATAAGCTCATACTTGAGCACTATCAACTTACTAATTGCGAAATACTTGATGGCTGCTGGTTCAATTCCGAGATAGGGATATTCGACAGCTACATTGAGAAATACAAAAAGATTAAAATGGAGAGCAAGGGGGCGGTTCGTGAACTGGCAAAGCTATTTCTCAATAACCTTTACGGCAAGATGGCAAGCAGCACAAACAGCTCTTTCAAATATGCGTACGTAAAAGAAGATAAAACTATCGGCTACATTCAAGTGCAAGAGGACGCCAAGATACCGGGGTATATCCCGGTAGGCAGTGCCATTACCAGCTACGCGAGAAACTTTACAATCCGTGCCGCTCAAAAGAACTACCACGGCCCAGATAAACCGGGCTTTGTGTACGCCGACACAGACAGTATACACTGTGACATATCACCTGACAAGGTGGTTGGTATTAAGACACACCCTACTAACTTCTGTTGCTGGAAGCTTGAAAGCTATTGGGATGTCGGGTGGTTTACAAGGCAAAAGACATATATCGAACATGTCACGCACGAAGATGGAGAGCCAGTTGACCCTTGGTACAACGTGAAGTGCGCGGGTATGCCTGACAAGTGCAAGAACCTGTTTGTGCGTGGCATAACCATGACTGACGAGGAGTGGCGAGAATTGAAAACAAAACCAGACAGAACAGAGGACGAGCTGTTCTTGACAGCTCAGAGATATAGCCTTGAGGACTTTAAGATAGGACTCACTGTCCCCGGAAAGCTGATGCCTAAACGCATAAGGGGCGGGACTGTGCTCAAGGAAACAACATATAGAATGTGGGGTATATAATGAAACCAAAGAAGTGCGTTAAACCTGAGGGCTATGTGTCCCCAAAAGCGGCGATGAATACGTGTCTTGCGACGAGTGCCCTTGTCGCAAATGCGAGTGCTATAATTGCCCCGATAGCCCCGACTGCGAACCCGACTTTGTTTGTCGGTATAATGTGTAGATATGATATACTTTAGAATCCTGCTCATAATCTTTCTTGTGCTGCTCGTCTGGTGTCTCATACAAGCAGTAACCAAATAACAAAAGAGCTATGCTAAGCATAGCTCTTTCTATATCTTTGACAAGTGCGCACCGGAAGCGGTTAGCAAAACCGAGACACACCCCGGCGTAACTTAATACGTGCAACCCGGAGAGCGCGACAGGTGGGACACTTGAAGATATTCAGTTGTAGGCGAGGGCAGCAAGCACAGCTTCCTTTGCCCTGAGGTCCTTAAAACGGAAGCAACCCCGTTCAAAGTACCAACGTAGCTGCTGCAAGAATAGGTCGTTACGCTTTAGCATAACATAGTTCACGTCATGGTCATCCTTGGTGACTGTTATCTTGTACGGGTAGGAGCTATCTGCTTTATCAGAACAGTAGATGATGCCTGCCTCAGCGTATTCACGTATGGCGTATTCACTGCCCTTGTACTTGAGAGTGCAGAGGTAACGGCTGTCACCTGTCAGCTTCTCGACGAACGCTGTATTGTCATTGAGGTACACATTCGTTGCAGCATACTCCACATACTTTTCCTTGGCAAACGCACGATTGAAGCCGCTCTCTTTCTGGGCTGTCCCGGCGTTCTCGTTGTAGCCCTGTTCAAGCACCCAGCCGTCACCACGCATGAAGCGCACTTCGGGTGTGAGCCTTGCGCTGATACCGAGAGCAGTGAAATACGGGTTCAGCAGGGTCACCGCATTGGACAACATTATAATAGGAAGATAGCGAACAGCTTTGCCCTGCCCACGGGCCATAGATGTGTGGACACTTAACAGCTTTTCAACCTCGTCTGCGCAATAGCTGTTGGTCTCAGATTGAAACTCGTCAAAGAGCATCCATTCCACGTCACTCAGCAGGTGAGACAGCTTCTTAATTGCGTCTGCCTTATTCAAGCAGATTGCATAGCCACAGGACTTAGCTTCGTCCCAAGCTGGACACTCAAGGAACAGCTCATAGTAGTTTCCCTCGTCTCTACGCTTGCTTCCCATAGTGAAGCCGGGAAAGAACAGGGAACCGATGTCTTTGAAGAACTTGTCCTCGCAACCTTTGAGTTCTGTTTTGAAACGATACACAAGACAGAACTTCGCCCCTGTTTTGAGGAACTTGCGCACAAGGGCGCGCCCAAAATACGTTGTTTTACCAGCGGTACGGTTTGTAGTACAGATGAATATCTCAGGCGGTTCGCCGTTAATATCCTTGAGCGAGAGAAGTTTTGTGCCGTCATAATAGATTGATGTTTTGTTGTCCATATTGCCACTCCTTTGATTATATTGTACCACAGACCTTGACAAATGTCAACTCTTTTGGTATAATAAATACGATGAAAGGCTGGTACCGCTGTTTCATTAGACTTGCTCAGGGAGGGGGTGAGAGGTTGAATATGAAAATCATCATTGTGGTTCTTGTGTTCATCGTTGTTGACGTTCTTGTCGGCCTTGCTAAGTCTCTTGCAACCGGCGGTTACAAATCGTCTCTTATGAGAACAGGCTTGTACCACAAACTCGGTGAAATTCTGGCTGTAGGTTTCGGCGTTCTATGTGAAGAACTGTTTCCGCTTGCTGGCATCACCGTGGGTGTCCCTCTTGTGACTTCTGTTTGTGTCTATATTATTCTCATGGAGACCGGAAGCATAGTAGAAAATTTATCAAAAATTTCCCCCGCACTCGCGTCCCTGCTTAGTCGTGTATTTAGTGGTTATAAGAACGAAGATGTAGAGACAGAGGAAAACACTACAGAGGAGTAACACAGCATGGCATTTATCAGCGGCAATCGGGTACTGACAGAAAGTGAAATGGAGCACAACGCCATTGAAGTTTGGAGCTACTTCAAAGTTTGGGACTGGACATTGAACGCTGTCGCTGGTATGCTTGGCAACATGCAAGCCGAGAGCACTATCAACCCCGGTCGTTGGGAAAAAGGTGTTGAATATGGTGGGGGCTACGGCCTTGTTCAGTGGACCCCATACACCAACTATTCTAACTGGGCCGGGGCCGGGTGGCAAAACAACGGCACTAAGCAGTGTGAGCGTATCATTTACGAATGGGAGGACAATTATGCGCAGTGGGGCGTGACTTCTGCATACCCAATTACGTTCAAGCAATTCTCTGCTTCTACCGAGACACCTGAGTACCTTGCGTCTGCTTTCTTGTATAACTATGAGCGGCCCAGATACCCCGGTGCTACAGAAGCATACCGCCAAGCGTGGGCGCGCAAGTGGTACAATTATCTCGGCGGCGTTACTCCGACCCCGGTTCTCTCTAAGGGCATGCCGGTGTGGATGATGTGCAGACCCAATATTAAAAGGAGGAAAAGATACTAAATGGCAATACTCTCAACAAGAGAAGACTACGCAGCAAGAATACAGTCTCTTGTCGGCGATAGAAACGACGACGATACCCTCAGTATTATTCAGGACCTTACCGAAACGTATGACAGTTTTTCCGGAAACACTGGCATATCTCAGGCAGATGTCGACGCTGCCGTTGCGCAGCGTGACAATGAGTGGAGGGAGCGCTACAAGAAAGCATTTTTCTCTGGCAAGCCTGAACCCATCGACGGCGATAACAAGCCGCCGAGAGCCAACCCCAAGCCGAACCCCAACGAACCTGACCCCAATGACCCGTCGAATTACGACGAACTTTTCAAATCTTAAAGGAGTGATTATCAATGCCCCGTAGACCTACCGTGTCTTCCCTTAATGCCAACAGTGTAGGCATTATCAATGCCATTCGCAATCAGGCTTCTGCTGATTACTATCAGGCAGTCCCCAAGGCTGACCAGACCACCGAAAGCATTCGTGCCGTTGGTGAAGCAATCTGCGCATATCAGCCCCGCATGAACGAGTTCGTATCCGCTCTCGTCAACCGCATCGCTCGTGTCGTTGTCACGTCCCGTATGTACCAGAACCCGTGGGCGTTTGCCAAAAAAGGTATGCTGGAAATGGGCGAGACCATCGAGGAGATATTTGTCGATATCGCAGATGTTCATGCATTCGACCCTGAGGATGCAGCCCAGACTGTGTTCCAGAGGAACAAGCCCGATGTCAAGAGCATGTTCCACGCTATGAACACGCAGGCGCAGTATCCTGTCACTATTTCCCGCGACCAGCTCAAACAGGCGTTCCTGTCCCTTGACGGTGTGACTGACCTCGTTGCTCGTATCGTCAACTCCCTGTACAGTGGGGGCAATTATGATGAGTTCATCATGTCCAAGTATGTTCTCGCTCGTCTGGCTCTCGATGGCTCTCTCCCGACCAAGACCATCACCGCTGTCACTGACGAGACCACCGCGAAGAACGCAATCATCAGTATGAAAGAAGCTCTCACCAAGTTCCAGTTCATGTCCAAGGAGTACACCATCGCTGGCGTGAATAACTTCGTTGAGCAGGGCCGGCCCTACGTCATCACTACCGCGATGTTTGACGCACGCACTGACGTTGATGTTCTTGCAAAGGCGTTCAATATCGACCGTGCAAACTGGGCAGGTCAGCACGTCACTGTCGATAGCTTCTCTTTCAATGACGGTGAACTTGAGCGTCTTGCAAAGCTGCTTGAGAAAGACGATAGCTACACCCCGATATCCACCGCCGACAACGCAGAGCTTGCTACCATCGAGTGCATTGCTGTTGGCCCTGAGTTCTTCCAGATTTACGACGTGCTGAACGAGTTCACTGAGATATACAACCCCAAGGGGCTGTACTGGAACGAGTTCCTGAATCTCTGGAAGATTTACAGCGCTTCCCCGTTCGAGAATGTGCTTGCGTTCACCAGCACCGCAACCGGCGTTACCGCTGTTACCGTGAACGGCCCCGCAACTGGCACCGCTGGCGACACCTACGTGTTCACCGCATCCCTGTCTGTACAGGCGTTCACCAACAAGGGTGTCATCTGGTCCGTCGCTGCTGGCACTGGCGGCACTGGCAACGTCACTATCGACCAGCTTGGCCGTCTGCACGTCGGCCCGGACGCTGCCGGTAAGTGGACCGTCAAGGCTACTTCCGTTGCTGACAGCTCGAAAAGCAGCACCAAGGAGTTCACGGTCTCCTAAATCCCTATTATACAAGGCCCGAGCACATCGGGCCTTGTTTCATAAAGGAGTGATTCAATGTACATTGCGCCTAATTCTACAGTGCAGTTGATGACTAACATCCCACTTGACTCGTCGTACACACACACCCTATACTGGCTGAGCACCGCTCAAATGGAGGAGTATTTCACGTCGCACGTTGCGAGAGAATACACAGCTCAGAGCTACGTTCACAAGGATAAGGGCACACTCAAGCTTGAGGGCGCCATGGGCCTGTATTCAACTGTGAACTATATGCGCTTCAAGAACAATAGCTTTGAAAACAAGTGGTTCTACGCCTTTGTCACTGACATGAATTACGTCAATAATGAAGTATTCGAGATAAACTTCCAGATTGACGTGATGCAGACGTTTTTCTTCGATTACAAGGGAAAGCTGAACCAGTGCATGGTGCTTCGTGAGCACAGCGCAACAGACTCTCTTGGTGACAACATAGTAGACGAGGGCCTTGAATACGGCGATTACGTGCAGGCTGGGCTTGAGTTCATAGCATCACCGCCGTCTGCCAATCTTTGGAAGTTCCTTGTCATAGCTACGCAGTCTCCGAGCGGTGGACAGAATAGCATGATGCGTGATAATATAGCCGGTTCACTTTATGTGTATCCTTGTAACAGTGCCGCCGAACTGGAAAACACGCTGAATCTGTTCTCTGAGGGCGTGACTTCTTCCCTTGAGCCTATTATCGGCATTAACCAGTTCCCGTCTAACTTTGTCAACGACGCGGGCGTAGCTGCACCTGTCACCTACCAGCTGGCGAATGACCAAAGCATAGGGTTCGGACCGTTTCGCTGCTATGACCCGACACCTGCTGACTACGACACCTATCTCCCCAAGAACAATAAGATGTACTGCTACCCGTACAACTTTATGACGTTTGAAAGCCCGGACGGCTCAACCATCATATTGAGGTATGAGAAGTTCAAGAACAACAACGTTCACAACTTCCGACTGTATGCTGCCACTTACCCGTCTGTACAGTCACAGTGTATGCCACTTGACTACGAAGCAGACAACGCTTCTTTCGTATCGGCCCTGTATGCTTCAAACTATCCGACTTGCGGTGTAGCTTCCGACGCGTTCTCTGCGTGGTGGGCCCAGAACAAGAACAGCCTGCAAACCGGGCAGGTGGTTGATATGGTGACTACCGGGTGGGGAGCTGTCAAGGGCGCCGTCGGCTCTGCTCTTAATGGCGATATCGCCGGGGCAATCGTTGACTTGGGCTTCGGCGCACTCGACACAATCGGGTCGAAGCACGTTAGCGACGCAGAGATAGCCGCTAAACAGAACGACCATAAGGCGGTTCCTGATGCCGCTGTTACTAAAGCGGCTGGTGGTGGCGTTCTTTGGGGGCAGAACATTTATCAGTACAAAGTGTACTATACCAAGATACACCCCGATTATGCCCGTATGATAGACAGCTACTTCACGCGATATGGCTACGCTGTGAAAGCTATCAAGACCCCGGAGATAGCTAACCGCCCGGTGTGGAACTATATCCAGACAAACGGGTGTACACTAAACCGAACGGCAAATGTGCCTGCTGCGTTCGAGCGCGATATCTGCGCTTGCTTCGACCGAGGTATCACGTTCTGGAAGAACGCCGGACAGGTGGGACAATACACAGCAGACAACTCCCCGCAGTAAGGAGGTAGGAAGTTGGGAAGAAACAAGAACCAATTCAGTGATATGCTCACTCTCAAAATGAGAACGTGGGACTATTACTGGGAAAGACTCAGCAATATAGCGCTAAGTGTGTTTGAATGGAAAAACCTTCCAGACACCGTTGACCCGCGCTTCCTTGAGCTGTCTATCTACCGCAACGGAATGTGCGTGTTCTTCAAGGACCCAGTAATGGGTTATCTTGCGCTGCCGTGCATGATTGGTGGGCAGTTCAACGTGTACAACATTCCGACACAGAGGACCGCTTATGCTGCCAACGGATACCAGATGCAGCTCGATGAGACAAACAGCGTTATCATATTCCACAACTACACGCATGATGTGCCGGTGTGGGATATGGAAATGTTTGCATCACGTCTCTGCGATTATCAGCGCGTCATTGATATCAACATTCATGCTCAGAAAACCCCTGTTGTTGTCATGTGCGATGACAATGAGCGGTATAGCTTCGTGAAGATGATGCAGGACTACGAGGGTGACATTCCGCTGATATTTGCGAACAAGGCGCTCAACACGAAAGATGTTACCACCCTCAAGATTGACGCGCCGTTCGTAGCTGAGAAAGTCGAAGAACTTCGTACTATGGTGTGGAACGACGCGATGACTTATCTCGGAATCAGTAACGTCAACGTCACCAAGAAAGAACGTCTCATCACCGACGAAGTTCAGCGCAATATGGGCGGTACTCTTGCTTCTCGCTATTCCCCGCTGGAAATGAGAAGACGGGCCGCTGCAGAGATTAACCGTATGTTCGACCTCAATATCGACGTTGACTTCCGCGAAGACCTGTTGATATACCAGCAGGGTATTCTCAATGAGCCTATGCCGAGTGGGGGGGAGGAGGAAGACGAATGAGTACGTATACCACCGAGATACGTCACGTGTGTGGTATGCTTTCTGGGCTTGACCCTGACGTTGACGATTACCGCGAGATTATTCGTCAGTCCATACCGAAGATATTCAACTTCGACTTCCCCATATTCGACGAGGACCATCGGCTTGAACTGGAAACGAAGATACTCAAGCACTACTATTTCCGTGAGATAGGCTACGAGACGTTCGGGCAATGGCGTATGCGACTGGACACCAAGCTGAATGAGATAATGCCGTATTACAACGACATGTACAAGAGCTTGAATTACCTCAAAGAACCCCTAACAGACGTTGACTATAAGCGCGTCATAACAGGGACGACAGGCGAGCAGAGAGAAGAAAAAAACAAGTCCACTCAGAACGTCAGCAATGAGAACACAGGTACTGTCACCGACGAGGGGCAGGGGAGTAACGTTCTTACTAAGGACCAGTGGGACAAATACAGCGACACCCCTCAGGGCGGCTTGGACGGCGTGAGAACCGGAAAATACCTCACTAACGCAAGGCAATATCAGGGAACAGACAGCACCCAGACTACAGACAAGAATACAAGAACTAACAACCTCAAGGGAAAGAGTGATACTAACGGCACGTTTGATACAGCAGGCAGCACCAAGGGAGAGCATGAAACCACCGAAACCGTCAAAGGCAAAATGAGCAGCGTGTCCATTGCGAAAGTTGTACAGGAATACCGCAAAGCGATTGTCAATGTGGATATGCAGATAATACGTGAACTGGCTGACTTGTTCATGCTGGTATATTAAGGAGGATATATGAGACCACTTAATTATGTTTGCGCTTTCTTCCAGCCTATCATTCCGCTGGTGTATGACAACACCATGACGCTCGTCGAGTGCGTCAATAAGCTCAGGTATAAGGTCAATGAAATGATTAAGGCGTACAATACGGTGCTGCCCGACATGCAGAACATTGACAACAGCGTCAAAGCCGCTGAGGAAGCCGCTGCCTTTGTGTGGGAGTACGCCAAGTTGCCGTATATCAAAGCGCGGAGAACATTTCAGGTCACTGTACCCGGCGACGTGCTGGTGATGGCGTCTCAGTTAAATACCCTGTATAGTGACAATATACAGGTTATCGACACAGTAGGCGCGATTGACACAGATGTTACTGCGGGGCAGACGTTCATAGCGGGATGTGCATACCCGTTTAACGCACTCACAGGGAGTCCGTTCGGCTTTACTGCAAAGCTTGCCGAGAATATCGCGTTTGAGGATGAGGGTAGCACCTATGGCGGGAACGCCATTCAGGACCTTGGCGTGGAGATTGAGGTGCTTTCTCGCGGCGTGGACCCGACGAACTACTACCCGGAGGTTAGGTTGAAGTTCTCAAGCACAGTAAATCACATCAAGGGCAAGATTTATATTCATTCCACTATGAAAGCTGGTGTGTGATATGAACGTAATAAACATTACGGTTAGCCAGCAGACTCTCAACATAGGAAAAAGCTTGATAGCTGCAAACACCTATGACTTCATCAACGTCAATGGCGAGTTCTCGCCTGATTGGAAAGAAGCCAAGAAGTGGGTGCATATCTACCAGCTTGACCCGGACGGGGAGAGACGTGTGACGTACTCCTGTCTCATGGATGCCGAGGATAATGTCACTGAGACTGCACACTTGAACCTGTCTGCGGGCGAATGGTTCATGTGGGTGCATGGCGTTGTCTATGACGGCAAGGTTATCAAGCAGAGACTCACCACGGACGTGAAGCCGTTTACGGTCGTTGACACCGGAGCATTTTGGGACGGCGAAACAATGGAGCCTGTTACCCCGTCAGACGCTGACCAAATCATGGGCGTTGCTAACGACGCAAAGAAAACAGCTGACTATGTTAAGTGGCTTGCTGAAACTGGAGCTCTCGATGGTGCTGACGGCCCGCAGGGGCCTGCCGGACCTGAGGGGCCTCAGGGGCCTAAGGGTGACGCTGGTCCGGGCTTTACGATAAGTGGCACTGTTGCGTCTGTTGCAGACCTGCCGACTGATGTTGAGGAGGGCACTTTCTATAACGTCGGTACAGAAGCCCCGTATACCCTGTACCTTTACTCTGATGGGAGATGGGAGAATCAGGGCACCTTGCAGGGACCGTCCGGTGCTGTGTTCACTCCGAGCGTACAGAACGGCGTTATAAGCTGGACTAACAATGGCGGGCTGCCTAACCCTGTAAGTGCTGATATACGTGGCCCTAAGGGTGACACTGGCAACACTGGCCCCGCTGGACCATCTGGTTCTCAGGGACCCGTTGGACCCGCTGGACCTCAGGGCGTACAGGGCATTGAGGGGCCTCAGGGTCCTATTGGACCCGCTGGCCCTCAGGGACCTCAGGGCGAAAAAGGCCCGCAGGGAAACATAGGGCCGCAGGGACCTCAGGGCGAGCCGGGTGCCGGATTGAATGTAAAAGGAACTGTTGGAAGCGAGAGTGAGCTGCCCGCTGATGCTGAACAGGGCGACTGGTATAACGTGGGTACAGAAGCTCCGTATGTGCTGTATCTTTACTCTGATGGTGAGTGGAAAAGCCAGGGGACGTTGCAGGGGCCGACAGGTGCAGTGTATACCCCCGAAGTCGATGAAGCGGGGTATATTAGCTGGACTAATAATGGCGGACTGGCGAACCCCGCAAGTGTCAACATCAAAGGCCCTAAGGGCGATAAAGGCGCTAAGGGCGATACCGGCGCTACTGGCCCGACTGGGCCGCAGGGCCCTCAGGGCGACCCCGGCCCGGCTGGCGCGAACGGAGCAACCGGTGAAACTGGGGCTACAGGCCCTCAGGGACCTCAGGGCGAACAGGGACCGCAGGGTATACAGGGCCCTGCTGGGCCTGCCGGACCTAAGGGAGAAACTGGGCCGCAGGGTCCTGCGGGAGAGGGTGCCGTCACGGAACAGACTATCACAGCCGCCCTTGGTTACAAACCCGCTGGTGCTGCAAATAGCGTCAACGGAGATATGATAGCTAACAACACAATAACATTTGCCAACCTCAGCACAACCGCTAAAGTCTCACCTGTTCACAATATACCGCTGACGCACAATGTCAATATCGGAGACGCTGAATATTGGCTCAGATGTACTCAAGGGGCGGGAAGTTACCGCCTTAGCGTCGGGAATCTTCAAGCACCTATAGGCTTTGAGTTTGTGGTTCATACTGGCTTCGCTATTGATGTCCAAATTGCCTTAGAATCCACGGAATACGTGCTTGTAAGAGGCGCTACCTCTTGGGCGCAGGGCCCCACTATCAAAGCAACTCAGCGTGGAGCCGCTATCATGTGCAAAAAATTAGCAGGTGATGCAACTCACGAATACTGGTGCGTGTGGGGTGACTTTGAGATAATTAGTGCGATAAACGACGAAGTTGCAGACGCTGGTGGGTATGTCACAGACGATGATGGAACAGTGCGTTGGGACGAAGATAAGAATGGCGAGGGAGGTTATGAGGAATGATTGTGCCTTACCCTGTTGGCTCTGGTGGAAGCGTAAGTGGGCTAAAGGTTGTGGGGTCGGCTACAAAGCCTGTAACAGCCGAACCGGGAACTATTTGGGTGAACAATAGTAATTATAATGGCGCGGAAGTTATCGTGCTGGGTTACAATGAAAATCCGCGTAGTATGACAGGCCATGCTGGCCGTGCTGTGGCTATTGTTGTAGATTCAGAAGCAACCATCGGTTATCTGGGATATCAGGAAATAGTGAGCGGTTTGCACATGGGAGTGGCAGCCTTATGGCTTGTATTCGACAACACTATTACCTCCCTACCTA